TTTGCTAAAAATTTCTTTTACTTTTTCAGCTACTTCAGTATTTAATTTAGTTGTATAATATCCATCAGTTAATAATTGATTATTTATTTCTGCATTCATACTAATAAATATTATTTATATTGTATTTGTGAGAAGCCATCAACCTTTTTAATTTCAACTAATGTATCTACCACATCTCTCATTGCATCCAAGTGAGAAATAATATTAATGAAATCAAATTGTGTTTTCAAATAATCAAACATCATAAAGATAGATTGTAAGTTATCACTATCTAATGTACCAAATCCTTCATCAATTACTAAGAAGTTTGGACGAGGTAAGTTACATACATTAATAAGTGCTACTCTAATAGCCAATCCACTTACAAACTTCTCCATACCACTACACATCTCCAAAGGCCAGCTCTGATCCTCATAAACAATCCTAGCGTTCACATTCTTACCACTCATATCAAAAACGATACCAAACTCTACAATTTGTTGTAAGATGTTGTTAACCTCACCTTCTATCACCGGTAGAGCCTTTGCAATTAATTCATACGATACACCATCTCTCTTAACTGCATCTAAGTAGTATTCGTAGATTTGGAACTTTTCTTCTAAATCTTTTGCTTCACGCATCTTATCGGTAACTGATGTAATATAAGATTGTGTTTGAACTATTTGTCCATTCATATCTAATAATTTAGCAGCTATCTCTCTTAGGTCTTTATTAACACCCACCAACTCTAATTTCTTAATATCAATTTGTTCCTCTAAAGAATCATTATTTTGAATAGTAGTTTCGTTAGCGTGGTATTTTTCTATATCCAGTTCTACCGCCGTTAATTGTGCTTCATACAATTCTTTTTGAGTAATCAATCCACTCAATTCTAAATATGTGGTTTTATGAAGTGCTTTACCTTTTTCTAATTTAGCTTTGTAATCCTCAAATTGTGAATATTGTTCTTCAATACCTTCCCAAGAATCTAAAGTTTGTTGAATACCAGTTGCATTAATTGTTGCCTGTTTAAGTGCTTCTTTTAACTGAGGTAACAATTCTTTTACTCTCATTGCATCTTTTACAAAAGTATTATCACAACAAAACTTACAATTAGGGTCATATTCATGATTATCCAAATGTTGGATTGTTTCTTCTGCGGAACTTAGATGTAATTTTGCAATATCATAAACTTTTGTAGCATCAATTAAATCTTTTTGTTGTTGTTGATAGTTCGAATATACAACTTCTATATCAAGACCATTGAATTGTTTTTTACTATCAATTGCAATTGTCAATTCGGCCATTACATCTACAATCTTACCAATACTTACGGATTTGGTTTGTATAGTTGCATCTGAGCCTGTGATTTGAGATTGTAAAGTTGATTGTTTACTTTCTAATTGGGTAATATCTAAGTTACCATCAATAGGAACTAATTGAGCCGATAGGTTAGTTATTTCTTCATTCAAATCATCTTGTCTATCTTCGTATCCTTCTTTTTCAATTTCAAATTCTTCATATTCATCCTTTAAGGTTTCTAATTTATTTTCCGCCGTTGCTAATTCAGATGTAAAATCAGTTCTCTTAAAATTTCTTAATAAGACCTGAACTTCTTTAATATCTTCACTCGCTAAATCATATAACTTATCAAATACATTAATACCCATAAACTGAGCTAATAAATCCTTTCTTTCTGATTGTGATTTATCAATGAATAAAGAATTGTTTCCTTGTAAAGATAATGCAGTTAATACAAAATCTTCATACTTTCCTAAATAAGATTCAATTACTTTATCCGTTCCTCTACGTTCATCACCATTTAAGTTTACGATATCACCACCTTCTATTTTCCAAAAGTTTACATCACATTTAACCGCATCACCTTTCTTTGTAGTTTTTGCCGTTCTTTCAATGAAAAATCTCTCATCATTAATATCAAATTCTAACTTACAACTAAATGATGTTTTACGATTGTTTAGAATATTAGCTGCTTTAAATGCTCTACTACTTTTATCAAATATACAAAAAGATAATGCATCAAATAGAGATGATTTACCACTAGCGTTTGGAGCGAACACACCCATTAACCCTTTCATATTTTCAAAGTTAACAATATTATTCTCACCATAAGAGAACATATTATCAAATTCAAACTTAATTGGTTTCCAAGCTATGTTCTTAACTAAATCATCATCGTTTAATCGTTTGTTTAGTTTATTATTCAAATCCTCAATCTTACCCAATGTTTCATCATCCAACATATAATTTCTACCTAAGTAATCTTTAATAAGACCGGCTTGGTATTGAGCATCGTTTACATTACCTACATTTAGTTTACCATCTCTATTACCTGTTCTTAATCTACTTAATGTATCGGTACGAGTAATAGTAAATTCATCTACTTTATATTTCTTTTTAATTTCGGTTGTAACCCTTTTCATGTCCGATGCATCTGTCTTAGATACCAATACTCTTAATCTAGGTTTTAGTGGCATATCGGTTACATCAGGTACTTCACCATTTTCAACATGTAAAGTATAATAACCATAATCATTTGGAACATCCACATATTCAACTGAAAGATTATCCATATCCCAAATAGCATAACCATGTTTAACCAATGCCTCACCATGATTCTGTTGTATCAAAGAACCAGGATAAACTACTCTACATCCTTTCGGAGAAATCATTTCCTGTCTTTTATGAATATCACCTAATAAGGCTAAATCATAACCATCAAACATCTCTGTTGTAAAATGACGAGATGAAATGTGAAATCCTACATCAGTAGTTGCATCTAAAATAGGTCCATGAAATAATGCAATATTTTTGGTATCTGATGTAATAGGTTCAAACTTCCAATTTTCTTTATCATCAAAAATAGAAAATAAATCAAATCTTACACCCCCATAGGTATAACTTTGTGTATCTCTTAAATAAGTTAAATTAGGTAAATTTAATGCTTCTACAATTGGTGATAAAACATCCAATCTACCTTGATTGTTTAAATTACAATCATGGTTTCCAGCTATTAATATAGTAGGACATAATTCACAACACTTCTTAAGAAAATAATTAATTTCATTAAGAAGCTCCGGTGACATTTCTAATTTTGCGTGAGCCAAATCTCCCGCTAAATAAATAAGGGAATCTTCAGTTCCCCTTACTTTTATATCATTAAATAATCTATTAAATACTTCTCTATATTCAGTATGTCTTTTTAGATTTCTAATGTGAATGTCTGCAATATGATAAATTCTTTTTAATTTATTCATTTATATTTTATTTGATAAATTCTATTTTAATATTGAACTACTATTAATTGTCAATAGTCTTTCTCTTAATACTGTTTCCCAACTTAAAGTTACGGAATTTTTCTGATATTTCAAAATATTTTGGAAGTTATTTTCACCCGCATCCTTACCATTTTCTAACTTAATGGTTTTCACCGACTTTACATATGATTTAATTTTATCATATAATACTAAAGAGTCCTCCTGTGCATCGTTATCTAAACAAATATACACCTCTGGATTAGTGTTTTTTAATGTTCCCATTAGTGTTTTTTGAACGAATTTACCTAATAATGGAATAGCATTTCTTTTCAGAGCAATTGCATCAAATACACCCTCACATAAAATAATAGGTTGTTTCCAATCAATTTGATTACCAAAAACTATAACATCCTTAGATACAGGTGGATTTTTATATTTTTGTTTCTCATCAGGAAAAATACTTCTTGCTATGAAATAATTCAATTGATTTTTACTATCATATGAAGGAATAATAACTCTACCAGCATATAACCCTTTTTGACAAAATCCAATATTATATCTAATAATATGTTTTTTTGTTATACCTCTATCTTTAAGATATTTTATAGCATGTCCTTCAATTGGATTTTTCTTATCAATTCTTAATTCTAATGCAGATTTAAATTCTTCAGGTAAAAATAATTGAGATGTATTTTCTACTTCATCTTCATCTATTTCTTTATTAATCTGATCTAATAATTCTTTAATAGAACCACTCCAATCCTCTGTTAATTTTTTTCTAACTTCATCACTAATACCACATTTACTATATAAATCCGTTAGGTCTACCTCACTAATTCCAATTCTCTTTCCTAAATACATAAGATTACCACCGGCATTACAAGTCCAACAATGGAACTTATAAGTCTTATCGTTTATTTGTAGCTTTGGTTTGTGATGATGACAGAAAGGACAATGATATGCATGCTCATTTTTCTTTAGAGCTTTGCTAGGTCCGATGTACTTATCAAATAGTTGTATTATCTCCATATATCAAATATACGGAAAATAGTTGAAATTACCAAATTATTCGGAGAACCATTCGTCTGGTATCACCTTATCGGCATACTTAAATCCATGTTTATCACACCAATCGGCGTAAGTAGTTTTGGATTTCTTATTGATTTTGTTCTTTGAATTGGTAAATACGAAACGAATATCTAATGTAGGATTCTGTTCTTTAACTAATAAATGTTTCTTTCTATCAGCTAATACAAATCTACCTTTTGTTTCTACTCTAATATTATTAGGTAATTTAAAATCAGGACTATATGTGTGAGGTGATGAAGGTATAATATAATTAACCTTTTCAGTTTCGTATTCTACCTTAATACCCATTGATTCGATTTGTTGGGAAACCGTATCTTCTAATCCACTTTTATAACCATTCTTCTTTGCTACCCAACCTGTTTTTGTAACTTTTTTTCTTGCCATTATCCAGCTGGATTTGTAAGAGCCCCTTTATTAAATCTTTTAGTTGGATTATATCCAGTAACTTTTGTTTTTCCAGAAGGACCAGTAACAAAATAATCATTATTCATATTCAATGGATCAAAATCTGCCACAGTTGTTTCATCTTTTACCATTGTAAATTCACTATTTTTAAGAGCATTTTTCTTTACATTAGCAGTAAATCCTTTTGCTGCATTTACCCCAGCTTTTATATTACCTTGTTCCGGCCATGATCCTTTTACAAAATCCGTAGTTATGGGAGATTGTGTTTTACCATTGTATGTATCACCTGCTTTAGTTGCACTATTAAATCCAGGTGATTGTGCACTATTTGCACCTCCAAAATCTTTATTACTATTGTATGTATCTAAGATACTAGCTTTGTTTGTTACGCCGTTGATTGCCATATTAAAATCCTTTTATTTAATATAAATATATGTTAAGTATCAATTCGTACTAAAAAATTTACAGGAAGGTCTGGCATTGATTTTACAGGTGTTGCAAGTTTAGCAACTGCCACCATATCCATATTATTATCATATAAACCAATAGTGGTAATATACGGTGCTAAATAAGAACCAGTTGGATCTATCGATGAACTATATTCGTATACACCAAACTCCGATTTTTGGTATTTATCACTATTTCTCCACTTTCTCACACCTTCAAATGTAGTATTTATTGAACCCGTTTCTATATTGGTTTCTGTATAAGATGACGGGTTTGTAGAAGCATTAAATTCATCTTCCCCTACTACTAATAAAAATTCATTTTCATAAATAGTAATTGTAGATTTATAAAAACCATCAAAATTACTCCCACTAAATGTATTTTCTCTTAACCCACCTATTTCTGTTTCTTTAGTTAATGTTATTATACCGTGTGAATAAAAAACATTTCCTACATTTGGTATAATTAAATTATCTAATGATGTAATTAATCCATTAAATGTAAGTATTCTATTTTCAACATCAACTATCAAATTGGTAAACGGTAAATTTCCTTCATTCTCAAAATAAAAAACCCCAGTATTCATATCAATACTATATTCGGATTCAATAGCCCATAAATTTAATGTAAAAGAAGTTCCGTTTACATCTAAAAATATAATTTTTTCCTCTTCTACATTAAATTCTAATAATTCATAAGAATTTCCATTTGATTTTAAATTACCAAATCCATCATCTGCAATTGTTTCATTCGTACTTTCTAAAAATAATTCTAATGATTTTTTCTTTATACCTTCCCCATATTTTACCTGTGGTATTTTTACTACTAATGTCCTATCATTTAATAATCTTTGTTTTGAGTTATCATTTGTAGTGTATATTGGTTTAAAATCACCATAAGATAAAAATGGATTTAATGCGTTATCTCCATTATAATACATCGTTTTTAATTGATGATATAATCCATTCTCAGATAATTCAATATCAGTAAGATTTGAACTACTACTATTATGATTAATAGCTACACTAGATACCAATGCATCCGGACTAAGTGGGAATGTTTTATATACCTTAAAAGGTCTTAAATTAATATCTGATTTTGGGATTTGTTTTAACATATCTTAATATAAATATCTTATTAAACAAAAACCCAACCTTTTTAGGATTGGGTTTGTTTTATATCTATTTGTTACAATTAGAAATCTAATTTAACTTTTAATAATAATTCTTTACTAAATGATTTAGCAATAGGTCTAGACGTTTTAGCTACTGCTACCATCTCATTTGCATCATTGTACAAACCAACCGTAGTAATAAATGTCATAGGGTCTGCTTGGAATGTAGGTTCTGTGATTGAACCAGTTGCATCTACATAAGTAGGATTATTTGAGAAGTTAAACTCTCTATTGTTAACTCTTACAAAGTAGTGTGCTGTTGATACATTTTCAATTCTACGAGCTTGGAAATCTTTACCTGCCTTAATTGCGTTAAATATGTTTTGATGTTTAAACTCATAAGAAGTTGTAGTAGTAGAACCTGATAATTCACTACCAATACTAGCACTTAATGCTGAAGGGTTTAGTATAAAGATACCATAATCAGGATAGAATTTACCAAAACCTTGTCCATTAGATGATGTGTATGTTGAAATAATAGCTGGATCATTTGTACCTAAATTCAATGTACCACTTACGATATTATATTCATTAGTACCAGCATTAGTTAAATTGAATTTTTCACCACTATTATCTATTAATCTAATAGAACCCAATGAACCACTCAATACTAACTCCCAGTTACCTGGATCAATTCTTTCTCTATAATTTGCTCTACTAACATTGATTGCATAAAAGTCATCAGATGAATATCCATCAGGTGTATCACCACTATAAAAACGGAATTTTGGTTCATCTGTATCTGTTAATAGTGATCTATATTGGAAGTATGTTGCTTTTGTAGGCAATGTTCCATTATCATCTAAATCTAAAGTTTGTGCACCTGCACCACTAATATGACCGTAAGCTACTGCAAATTCAGAAATGGTAGAACCTGTGATGTATACATTGTAGTAATACTCATCAGTTGCAGAACCACTCTGACCAGCTGCTGATGCATCTGAGCCAGTTACTAACTCTACACCTGTTCCACCAATACTACCACTACCATTACTCCATAAACCAGTTGTTACGATTTCGTTTTTAGCCGGTACAATATCAGTTGTGTTAAATGTTTTATACACAGAATTTGTAGTAACACCAGTTTCCATTACTAACTTTTCACCCGTTGTAAGGTAGTTGTTAATAATAGATGCTATTTGTGTTGTATCTAAAACTCCATTAGCATTTTGTCTTTGTAAATTAAGATAATTTGCTAAGTCGTTAGTAAGCTGTGTTCCTGTGTTTGAACCTAATGTTGCCATATTCGTTTATTATTATTTTATGATGCTACATATGTAACTGTTACAGGTATAGTAATACTACCACCAGTTTCATTACCAAATATAGTCAATGTTGTTGTTAATGTTGAAGTTAATGAACTATTAGGAATAAATGAGAATGTTACTCCTTTTACTACTTCTGCAGTTGCTGTAACACTATTTGTAAATGTAGTTGATGTTGTAGTTATATTTGCTAAACCTTCACCAACGATAGTACCTGCATTTTTATTACCTAATACTGCGGTATATCCACCATTTCTATTTCCTGCTGGAGATGTAGAAGGGTTAATAGGGAAAGTTCCACCAGTTGTTTTAGCTGAAATAGCTGATACATTGATAGAAACTACCGGTAATTTTGTTGTACCTTTTGGTAATGTTACTAATTTGTATTTCAACGCCTGAGTTTCATCAGGAGAAGCTTCTAAAATAGGAGTTGCAATAATTGCCTTATCATAAAATGCAGAACCCTTTGGATGGGCTGTATCATATAAGTTGTAATCAATCTCATCATCACCCAATGCAAATTGTGTAATATTTAATGGTTGACCTGCTGCTAATTTTTCTCTACCTTTTTTGGTAAGAATTGCATCTACTGTAATTGTTGTGTTATCTAAGTATGCCATAGTTTGTTTATTATTCTTTTATAAATATATAAAATATTTTTTCTTTACATTATTTTTATTCAACTTCTAATATTGGTTCACTATTACTTCTACCTTGTGGTGAGATTCTTAATGTAGTAGGATTACTTACAAATGTTTCAACCGGTGATTTTCCATCAACCGTAGTAGAACTATTTTGTTTTGAACCTTTGTAAAAAGAATTTTGTAAACCTAAATGTTTATCACCTGTAACTGAATAATGTGTTCGTAAATAACCACTTGCTGTAACGGCTGAAATAATATCTCCACCGATTACACTTGCACTTTGATGCAAATCTTGAACAATTAATTCTTTATCGTAAGATGATGTTACATATGTAAACTCATATCCCCTTTCATCAAAATCAGTTGAAATAATACTACGTTTTTTTGTAACTATAAATGCTCTTATACCCTTTGATTTAAAACTACCATTTTCTTCATATATGTATTTACCATATCCATTAGAAAAATAAGTCCCATATCCATAGTTTTCAAAATTATCTATACCAACTACTTGTCCTGAACGAAGTAAATCTAATTCGGATGTTATTGTTGGTTCTTTTAAGTTAGCATCTATAATACCATCGTATGTTAAATACTCACCAGCTGAAATTTCATCTGCGTTAAACCCAATTGTAGATTCAAATGAATTAACATCACCTTCTAAATTATATTCATCTGCTTGATTTAATTCAACTTCAATACTTAAAACATCTCCAATAATTTGCTCAGTTTCATTTACAATTAATGTAGAATCATATGAATCAAATGTAGCATCCAACTCAGTAATTTGTGATTCAGTAATAACTCCTTCTAATGTTTCCGATTCTGCAATTGGTTTGTTTATTTTATGTTTACTTCTTTCTAGTATATGAGGAGCGATTAGTAAACCAGTAGTTACTACGGCTCTTGCCGGCAACATTTCTCTAAGATTAACAAATAAAGATTTATCATAGAATTTAACTAAACGAATAAACTCATAAATATTTCTTTCACCTACTCTTTCAAAATAGTAATTTCTTAATGAATCTAATTGAGGATAATTTGTATATCCATATTCATACATTGGATCACCTAAGAAATCATCAAAACTTTGTCCACCCAATGATTTTGCTATATCTAAATCTAAATCTTTATTAGGAGAGAAAAATAAACCAACTCTATTTGAATCCGTTGCCGATGTTTCAAATGCCTTTTTAGTTGCTCTTTTAGTTGGTGATAAATTTGCTACTAATTCTTGCGACTCAAATCTTACTTTATTTGTATAATACCTACTTGCACCACTATTTGGAATTGTTAAAGATAATTCTCTTTCGTATGTTTCGTAATTATATGGATATGTTGAATCAACCACAAACCCACTTGCACTAACCGCATTTACATATTCTATTGATGGTGCTACGTTATTAATTGTAGTATTAATGTTTACATTTTGTGGCCTTTCAAAATCTAATCTTAATAATAAATCGGTAGTAGATGCGTAAACATCATTACCATTTACTGCTTCTGGCATAATAACATGTGTATTAAACACACTTTCACTTAATGCAGTTTTCCAAACTCTAACTTCTTCAATATTACCGATAAAGTTAGTTATTTCAAACTTAGTTGCAGATTCCCAATTGGAACTAACAATTGTACCTGTCCACTCTCCACTATGTATTATATCATCTTTATAGTTAGTTGCTGCATATAATTTAGCAGTATTAGAACCACTTTGTTGAAATAATACACTATGATAATTGCCATCATAAAACGGATAAGATGTTCCTACCTGAGTTCCATTGATTGTAAAAAATCCGTATTTATCTAATGTTGCAGTAGATGTATCTGCACTAATACCCAGTCTAAATCCACTACCACTTACTAATGTATAGTTCTCAAAGTTTTCAGGCTTTAATCTTAATTCAATAGCCTGTGGTTTAGGTGTTCCTAAGAATGGTATATCTAACGAAGCCGATACATTATCAAATACTAAATTATGTGTTAAACTATTATATACAAATTTAGGTGCATCTTCAACCGTGTCTATGTTCGGTCCACCAAATTCCATAATAGATAAGTTAGATGCAGGAATACCATAACAAGTCAATAATGCAGTAATACCTCTAGCACTTCCTTTATGTTTTAATAAATAAGGTAAGTTATTTGCTATACGTCTCCAAATCTGCTTAGTAGCTTGTTCAGGTGTAATTCTTTCAGTATTACCACCTAAGTATTGTTCAATAGGATCTTCATTTAATCCACCATCACCATTTAATCCAAATGTATAATCCCAAAGTTGTTTATTTGAATTTAAGTTTTTAGGATTCCATCCAAATGATTTTAAATAATCATATAAAAGGTCATCTCTTATACCTGTT